GCCATTGTTATGTCCGCAGAAATGCCGCTGGAAACCCGAACACACCTTCCGGCACGTTGGTTGAGCTTGCCAAGGATAGCGATTGTGATGTCCGCAGAAGTGCCGCAGGAAACCCGAACACACCTGGATATAAACCAATAGAAGATGAATTTATCGTTTCCGAAACGTACGTAGCAATCAAAGGAACAAACCACATCTGGTACAAACACAACTATCCCAATGTCGATCCATTCTATACTTGTGGGTGTTTTTGTGGTTCCCGTAAGATGTTGCTTTCACGTATTTATTCCATAGACCAAAGTGAGGATCCTGCTATAAGAATGAGGATATTGATGGCATTGGACAAAAAGTTCAAGGAGGTTTTTGGAAGATAAATTCGAAAACCACCAGTCCGGATAGTACGAGTATTCCCCGAGGCCGTTCGTCCACATGGAAGGATATTGCCATACGGTAAAGAACCCGGTTCGATTCCGGGGCGGCCTCCTGCCATTTTTTATACTGATTAATATTATAGGTTAAGATTAAGAGAACGCCCTTGCCGTCCGTGAGGATACGTGGGGGCACATGGTATCGTGGGTGTAATGGAAACACCACCCCGCCAAAAGACGGAGAGATGCAGGTTCGAGTCCTTCCGGTACCACAAAACTAATATAATTTATATGGAAAAGATTTTTGACTATGATTTTAGAAACGAATTATTCCTCTGTTTGAGAGAGTCAGGAATAAAAGATAAAGAAATAAGGGAAATAATCCGTAAACGCTACAAGGAATCATTGAAGGATGAAGTTGTTGAACGATTAAACACTGTGATAAAAGCAATTAAAGAGGATAATCTTGAAGAAATAATCCCCTTTATAGGTGACAGCCCTTCAGGTGATGGCTATGGTTGTGATAACCGCTACATTTCTTTTAAAGATGTTACTGATTGCGAAGATATAGGAGATGTTATAGATGCTTTGATGGAAAAATGAACGAAATCCTGACAGGTAAGATTTGCCCTTATTGCGGCAAGCCTACCGAATACGTAGACAGTTCCGTTATATACGGACGTTCCTATGGCATGATTTACCTCTGTCGTGATTGCAAGGCATACGTTGGTGTCCACAAAGGCACGGATCAAGCATTAGGACGTCTGGCAAATGCGGAACTTAGGGAAGCCAAGAAAGAAGCCCACTTCTATTTTGACCAGATAGCCAAGACAAACCTTATAAACAAGATTTGGAAGAAACATATCCCCGATACATCTAATAGAAACAAAGCCTACCTATGGCTATCTAATCAACTGGATATACCACGTGAGCTTTGTCATATAGGAATGTTTGATGCGGAGGATTGTAAACGAGTTGTTGAACTGTGTAAACCAATAGTGAATAAATTATGCTGAAACAAGTAATACATGGAAATATACCTTCAAAATCCAATTCCTACCGTATAGTCACGTTATGCGGCCATGGTTCCCTTGCCAAAACACCTTCACTGAAGGAATATGAGGAATCCTTTTATGCACAATGTTCCATCCGGGGAAAAAACATACAAGGGTTCTTCAAGCTTGATGTGGATATCTACTACAAGAACATGCGGCCGGACTTGGACAATGCTTTTAAGGTTCTTCTTGATTGCCTGCAAACTTGTAAAGTTATAAAAAATGACCGGAAGTGCATGGAGATTCATGCCCGCAAGATTGTGGACAAGAAAGACCCGAGGGTGGAATTTGAAATAGAAGAAATAGACTTTAAATAGAAATGGTTATGGAAACAAAGAAATGTAACAAATGCGGTCGTGAACTTCCTCTGAGTGAGTTCTATAAAAGTTCGAATGCCAAAGATGGTTTTCAACGTCATTGCAAGGACTGTTCAAGGGAGTATGTAAAAAATAAAAAGATACATAAAGTATACTCCAATCCCGAACTTGCTAAATATACACCACGTGAATTGATGGAAGAATTACGCAGTAGAGGTTATACCGATGAACTAAAATACGTACAAGTAATATCTTTATAAAGTCATGGCACGTCCAAAAAGCACGGGACTTACTTATTTCCCATTTGATGTGGATTTTATTCAAGATATAAAAATAAGGAAATTAATCAAGTACCAGCGTGGCAAATCAATATCAGTATATGCTCTCCTGCTTTGTCTTATCTATAAGAATGGGTACTACATGTTGTGGGATGAAGAGTTGCCCTTCATACTTTCGGAACAGACCGGATTTGAAGAGGCGTATATACGTGAGGTTATCAAATGCTGCCTGTCACTCGGGTTGTTTTCTAAAGATTTATATGATAAATTCCATATCCTTACTTCAAGAGGAATACAGGAGCGGTATTTGGAGGCCATAAAAAATATGAAGAGAAAATCAGTTATTTCGGAATATTCCCTCATTTCTTCCGAAGAAACCATGGTAACTTCGGAAGAAACCCAAGTAAATTCCGGAAAAACCGCACAAAAGAAAAAGAAAGGAAATAAAAAAGAAAACTCCCTATCGGGAGGAAAAGAAGAATTCCCCCCTCCCGAAGTTTTTGAGAAAACATTGCAGGAGTGCCATGCTGAATTGTCCGGTAACGAAAGTTGGATGGAAACGGTTTCGATGAACATCCGTAATTCTGGCCATAAGGATTTTACCCCCTCCATGTTCTTGGATTATCTTGGCCGATTTTTCCGGAAACTCCAGAATGAGGGTGAAACACACAAATCCCCGAAGGATGCCATGGCGCATTTTGCAAGGTGGTTGAATATCGAACTTCAAAAGCAAAAGACTTATGGAACAGCAAATCGGAGCAATTATACAAGCAAGCAAGAAGCAAACGCCTATGCTCTTGAACGTTTGCAACAACATAAGCTTGACCTCGAAGCGGGCTTGGCTGACCAAGTGGAAAGGCCGTTCTGAGATAGTGTGTGCATTTTCCCCGATGCAATGGGGGTATACCGCAAGCAATCCAGAAAAGGCGTATATGGCAGATTGTCCCACACTGTTGCAGCTTGACGCGCTTTATGGGGGAGGTACTTCCGCCTATTGGGTAGACACACAGGTATCCGCCCTGTTCGGCTCTTCCAGCAGCCGTGAAAAGGGCGTTGTGGATGGTATAGGCATATTCTGCCAGTCGTTTTCATCCCAAATATCCGGATTCAAGATGTCCGAAGTCATGCTGTTCTTCGCACGCTACAAGGCAGGCCGGTACGATAACTCATACGGTGCATTTGATTCCCGGCGTATAGGTAACGCTTTCTTCAAGGAGTTTGTTCCTGAACGCAACAAGGAGCTTGATTTAATCAACCGAAACAAGCTTGCTGAAGAAATCGAGCGCAGGAGATTTGTCCCGCCGAAAGGGCATACAAGCTTATCATTAGTGCAAGAACTTCGCCGACGTGCCGCCGATGGCGATAAAGAAGCCCTCAGACAACTCACTCCACCATGAAACTGACGATTTACTGGGTAACGAAAGACGAATCCATACGCTCCCGCATCAGGAAGCGTTTCGGCATCCCTTGGGGCATGACCGTCAACAAGGAAACTCATGTCGAAATACGGGATGAGGATATGGATTTGTTGAGAGAAACGGAAAAAAGAGGATTCATTCAGATTAGATTCAAAAAACGATGAAAACAAAACACATAAACCATTGGACGCCGGCCGAACTTCATTTTCTGGAAAAGAACTACGGCTTCATGCCCACACACGATATTGCCGTGTATTTGTCCCGGCATTCACTCAGTTCCATCTACCAGAAGGCATCCGCTTACGGCCTGACACAGAAATATCCGGAAGCCAAAGAATACCATTCCCCAAAATTCCGTAACATGACTGTCACGGAACAAGCTTATGAGATGGGGATGTCGTATTCGGCCGTGTGGGCTAACCGCAGGAAAAAGATACGGAAAGCGATATAGTTTTACAGAAAAAACAATAGATGTTAAATGTTTGCCCACGGAAGTTTGTTCAGTGGAATTGGTGGTTTTGACCTTGCCGCCAAATGGATGGGATGGCATAATGCCTTCCATTGCGAGATAAATGAATTTTGTACCAAAATCTTAAATTACCATTTTCCAGATGCAGAGCACTATACAGACATCGCAAGGACATATTTTTCCAAATGGAGAGGGAGAATTGATGTACTCTCCGGAGGGTTTCCTTGCCAGCCCTTCAGCTTGGCCGGACAAAGAAAAGGAGCGGATGATAACCGTTACCTCTGGCCTCAAATGCTCCGGGTTATACGGGAAATCCGGCCAACTTGGGTCGTTGGTGAGAATGTTGCTGGAATCCTCACGATGGTACAGCCCGGTGCGGAGGTTGAAGTGGGAGGTCAGGCCTCTCTATTCGGAGAGGATTACCGAAAAAGAGTATTGCACCGACAAGAATATGTTATCGAAACCATTTGTAGAGACCTTGAACGTGAAGGATACGCCGTCCAACCGTTACTTATTCCGGCTTGTGCCGTCGGAGCGCCGCACAGAAGGGATAGAATTTGGTTTATTGCCCACCGTACAAACGCAGGGGTTGAAGCGATGCAATTCACAGGGGAAAACGGAATTTATGCCGTTGGAACTTCTTCCCACACCGATGGCGACCGACATACATCATGCGGAACGAGTTGCAGAATTGAAAAAGAGAGGTGCGAAAGGGCTGCGATGTCGGGACAAAGGGGAGGCCGGTGCGAACGGTTTAACGGATTGGATGGATTTTCACGGATTGCTGCCGACCCCTACGGCAAGCGACAAAAATACGGGAACGACCAAAGAACGGAAAGATGGAGCGAGCCGGATGAGCGATTTAAAACACAATATAGCTCATCAATATGGGAGAAATTCCCTACTCAATCCCCGATTTGTAGCGGAGATGATGGGATTTCCGGTAGATTGGACGGTATTACCTTTTCTAAATGGAGGCAAGAATCCGTGAAAGCCTACGGAAATGCAATAGTGCCGCAGGTAGCCTATGAGATATTTAAAGCAATAGAATTATGCCGATAAGTGAAGTATATAACACGGACTGCATGGAATACATGAAATCTATTCCTGACAAGTTCTTTGAGTTGGCTGTAGTAGATCCACCATACGGACTGGACAAGAAAAGTACACACGGAAGAGGTAAACTAAAAGATAGAAGTCTAAATCGTGGAAATATTCAGAAATGGGATATCCGTCCAAATCAAGAATATTTTGATGAACTTTTTCGGGTCAGCAGGAATCAGATAATATGGGGTGGTAATTATTTTCCATTACCACCGACCCGGTGTTTTGTGTGTTGGGACAAACAACAGGTATGGGAAAACTTTTCTCAATGTGAATTTGCTTGGACTTCCTTTGATAAGCCTGCAAAACATATAACCATTTCCAATAGAGGTGGTGATATAGACAGAGGAAAGTTTCATCCTACACAAAAACCGATATCATTATATTCCTATTTATTTCGTCAGTTTGCGCGTCCCGGTGATAAGATACTCGATACCCATTTGGGTAGCGGAAGCAGCCGGATAGCCGCTTACAAAATGGGCTTTGATTTTTGGGGAACCGAGATAGACAAAGAATATTTCGATGCGCAGGAAAAACGCTTTCGAGAAGAATGTCTGGGCGAAGTGAGACTGAAAAACGGCGATGTATATGTACAAAAAGAATTGTTTAAATTATGAAGAATATATTTACTATTGCTTATTCAGAAGAAGAAGCAAACGAAATAGGACACTTTATAATGAGTAAAGGTTATGAAGGTGTACAGAATGACAGTTATAGATATTGTAAGGAGAAAATTTGGTGGACATTTAAGCAAGCTAAAAAACATCATATTGATTTTATTTATGTTGGTGTAAATTCTTATCAGTTGGTTATATCCCGTACAAAACGAGGACTTAGACGCAAAGGATTTAAATATGTTGAGAAAAAACGAATGTTTTATAAGTTGTTAAGTAAGTGCTATGAATTATGAATTTAGATAAAAAGATAGACTATTCCATAGCCTTGTTGCGCAAGGCTGAATCCATGGCCTTGCGTTTAGACCCCGAAAATGGGTTCTATTTGTCTTTCTCCGGTGGAAAGGATAGCCAAGCCTTATATCACATCGCACAAATGGCCGGTGTGAAGTTTAAAGCACACATGAATCTGACCAGCGTGACCCTCCGGAGGTCATACGTTTCGTCAAGCGGCAATATCCGGACGTGGAGCTTATCAAACCAAAGATGAGTATTTACGAAATGGCAAAAAAGAAACATATAGTGCCCACAAGGACTTTACGTTGGTGTTGTGCCGAATATAAGGAGTTTTCAGGTTCCGGAAAAGTAACCCTGATAGGCATACGCAAGCAGGAAAGTGAAAGGAGGGCCAAACGGAATGAAGTCGAACTGTCCGGCCATAAGTTCAGCGGCACATTCGACCAGTGGGAAGAACACGAAGACACGATGGTGACTTGTGTAGGAGGAAGGGACAAGATATTAGTTTCACCCATCATCTACTGGACGGAACGTGATGTGTGGCAGTTCTTAAATGATGTAGTAAAAGTCCCACACTGTGAACTATACGACCAAGGATATAAGCGTATCGGCTGTATTCTTTGCCCGATGTCAAACTACAAACAGAAGGTAAAAGACATGCAACGTTTCCCGCACGCCAAAAGGAACTGGATTAAGACTATCCAATGGCTGATTGACAACGGATATATCAATCACAATTTTACCGATGCTGAGACAGGTTTCAATTGGTGGATAAGCGGAAAGTCATTTGACAAGTTCTATGCCGATGAAGTATTACAACAGAAAATTGATTTTAAGCTATGAATAAAGAAGATTACGTTAGTCTTGAAGTGGCGAAGCTGCTGAAGGAAAAAGGGTTTGATGAAGATTGTATGGCTTTTTATACAAGAGATGGTTTGTTTGAGTGCAATTCTTATATAAACACAAATGTGCTAAAACATCCAACACCCACCTTGTACGAAGCGCAGAAATGGCTGAGGGAAGAAAAATGCTTGCACGTGGAAATAAGTTACTATTGCAATAACTGTTATGGCTATGACATCCTGACAATCCCACGTCACGATTTGATAGGGTTGGCGGACAGACGTTCAACTATGTATAAAATCTACGAAGAAGCCCTCAACGCAGGAATACTCGAAGCACTTAAACTGATTTGAATAATGAAGTACGCATTACGAAACCAAGAAATAGCTATGTGTAGTCCGGAGTACGTGACAGAGCACATTTTGAAAAGCCTTAATTCCTATTTTGGCAAACAAGATAATAAACGTATTATAGATGATATTTCACAAGAAGAATATGTGGGCTCCAATGGAACACATTATCCGCTATTGAGAATAAACGACCTTGCGGATGAAAATGCCATGTTGGAGTTTGCTATTGTAGATTGGTACCAAGATGTATTTGAACTGTGCTTTTTAGGACGCATGAAAGGATAAAACAATGAAAAATATGAAAGACGAAAGATTAAAACCATGTCCGTTTTGTGGCGAAGCACCAAGTATATTTATATGTGACAGCGAAGGAAATATACATGATGAAGATTACCTGACTCGACCTTATAGTGGATTATATTTTGCTTTAAGGCACGAAATAAAAGAAGAGCAACCTAATGAAGAAATATGCCCAATCGCTACACATCCTTATGAAATTCTCGGTACTCAACTATATGAAAGCATAGATGAGTTGGTGGAAAGGTGGAATAATCTGAAAATACAACGTATTCCTTCTTTTGATGAAATATTAGAAGCTAATAGGGATGTTTTGGAACGATTAAAACAGAAAGGAGATTGAAATGAGATACTCGGAAACAGGACAATTCACTAAGGAACAAATAAGGCTTGCTAAGAACATCGCCAGGAATATCAAGAAGTTGAAGGAATCAGGATGTGTATTATTCGGGAAGCAGGAGTATCTGACAGCTTATTTGTCAGAAGATTTTGCTCATGCGGATAATAATATGCGTAATTTCAGCGGTTATCGGTTGCGTTACCTTGATTGTGGAAGAATCGATGACTCAGGAGCAGATGACGAGGAATATTTTGAAGATGGATATATAACGGAAGATTAGGTGTTATGACAAAAGAACAGATTAAGGAAGCAGCAATTTGTTTTGCAGACAATGAGTTGAAGAATTTAGATAAATTACCCTTTGCTATCAACGCAAGGGCTGATTATGACAACGGATTAACAAATGATGACAAGGAGGAGAATAAGCTGTGAAAACAATAACCATCAAACAGCCGTGGGCGAGTCTTATCGCTCATGGTATCAAAGACATTGAAAATCGGACTTGGCCGTGTCCTAAGAAATACATCGGACAAAGGGTATTGATACATGCCGGCCAGAGAACAGCCAGCTTTTGGGATAGCACGCCAGAAATATACAAAATAGCGGATAATTTTATTTCTGAAATATCAAAATCTGGTACAGATTGGAGCCGTTATCCTCATGGAGCTATCATCGGCAGTGTAACAATAGCCGATTGCGTGCAGAACCATCCATCTATTTGGGCAGAGAAAGGAGTATGGAACTGGGTACTGAAGGATGCGGTTCTATTTGACAAGCCGATTGAGAATGTGAAAGGAAAACTTGGTTTTTGGGAACATAACTTAGAGCAAACAATATGAATTTGAATGAATGGCGCGACCGTGCCTACAAAACCGCCTGCGAACACGGATGGCACGAGGAAGAATATAGTAATGAACACTTTTTATGCTTGGTCATATCCGAACTGATGGAAGCCGTGGAAGCTGACAGGAAAAGAATGCACGCATTCAGGACACCATTTGAAGATTTTATATGTCGTTTCACAACAGACCCGGATCATGCTTACAAGGTCGCTTTTGACGAATACATCAAAGATTCCGTGGAGGACGAACTTTCCGATGCCGTGATACGCTTGTTGGATTTGGCAGGATTGAGGCAATATGATTTGTCTGCTACATACGATTTTGTTGACGATTTGGTAAGTTTGAAACAGGACGTTATGTTTTCGGAAATATGCTATGTTCTTACCGGAATAATAACAGAAGAGCAAAATACGGTAGAAACGAAAATCTGTGCTGTATTGGCTTCCATAATAAGGTATTGCCAAGAAAAAGGTATCGACATTGAGTGGTACATCGAACAGAAAATGAAGTATAACGAACTCCGCCCGTATAAACACGGGAACAAAAAGTATTGAGTATGAAAAAGATAATGTTTAATGACAGATACGGCTTGACACAAGCTGTATTGGAAGGAAGAAAGACGCAGACAAGGCGAATAGCCACTATTCAACCACCGTACAAGAATAGCGAAATAGCGTTTCCGACTTCTTTCTTATTGAGTGACGAACCGGAAAAACATCCTTTATGGCTGGCTTATTGTTGGGTGAATAAAGACAACGATAAAGAATATACCGATTGGATAAAACCCAAGTATCAAGAGATGGAAATCGTTGCCATCGCACAAAGCTACAAAGATATAGATAACTTTTATAAAATAGCATTTAACCACAAACACTCTACCCATGGTCAAACTGTAACCATATATGATACTGTTTCGAATGTGAAAATAAGGAATTGGTTTGATGATAGACACTTATTGCAAGAGTGCAAGGGCTGGAATAACAAGATGTTTTCCCGTTCCGACCTAATGCCCAACTGGATACGCATAACCAAAGTAAGAATACAGCGGTTGCAGGACATATCCGATAATGATTGCATCAAAGAGGGTATATTTGAGGATTCAGGAGATGATAAATTTCCACCGTCCATATTCTATGATTTTGAAGGAAATAAAGATGATGGATTTGATACACCCCGTGAAGCCTACGCTGCTTTGATAGACAAGATAAACGGCAAAGGCACATGGGAAAGCAATCCTTATGTGTGGGTATATGAGTTTGAATTAGTAAAATGGGTATGAAAGCAAGAATAAAATCAAACGGGCATATAGTGAATGTCCACGAAACGGGAGAGCGCGTGATTAGTAAAAACGGTATCGAACGAACATATATAAGCGATGATTGCAGTGGAATTTACTATTCCCAGTCGGAACTTGAATTTTTACAAACCAACGACGAAGACACCATCGACTGGAATCAAGTCCGCATACAGGCGGCCATAGCGGCCATGCAAGGAATACTAAGCGATGAAGAAGAAGTTGGCTATGCTTGTTCCGAAGCAACATATAAAGAGAACGAGAAATATACAATACCTGTAGCTGTTGCTCGATTTGCGGCTGCTTGTGCCGATGCTCTGGTGGAAGAACTAAAACAGTAAATAAAATATGAGTAAAAAGAAAGTATATATCAGTCTACCTATCACCGGGTGCGACATTGATGAAGTTGAAGCCAAGAGCATGTTCGTTTCATCCGTACTGGAAAACAAAGGGTATATCTCTGTCTCTCCGCTAGATGTGTCGCCTGACCCTGATGCCACCTACGCGGAACACATGGGACGTGATATACAAGCCCTGCTGGAGTGCGATGCCGTGTACTTCTGCAAAGACTGGCAATACAGCAAAGGGTGTATGTTGGAGCACGAAGCCGCAAGGATTTATGGTAAGCAGATGCTGTTTGAAGGATATGACTTATAATTTTTTGAATGCAAATCAATTTGTTCATGGAAAAAGCAAGAATACCCTACAAAACCAGCCGGGACTACTCCCGGCTTAAACAACTCCTTGATGAAGGAAACGAAATCGTATGCTTCTCTTTGGAAAGCAAAGAGTGTGCGCTCGCGAAAAAGCAAACATTCTGTGACGGTCAGAACTTCGACTACAACTTTGGGTGTTTCCACATCTTCGACCATGATTTAGAGGAAGCTACATTCGAGCAACTTTGTGAACTCTACGATGTCGAATTTATTGAACCGGACAAATAAAGGAATATATGAAACTTGAAAGAAATGAATACCTCTGGTACAAAGCCAGTCTTGCAGCCCTTGGTAACGAATATCTTACCAAAAATTGGGAAGTGAAACTTTATGCCACCTCACTCTACAATGCAATGCTGTGGGGACGGGAGACAAATGGAAAATAAAAAAGGGAGCCAGCCCGCACGACCAAGCAGCCCCCAACGATTATTTAGGTACAAATATACGGATTTCTAATTAAATAATCGTGTCATGGAACTGGATTTTGATAAAATCAAACGCATTAGGAAAATCAGAAGCGTAAAATCGGATTTGTCCAAAGAAGAAAACATCTTAATAAAACCGATACTATCAGATAAGAAGCTTATTCCCCTAATTTATAAAACGTTCACTAATATCATTTGTAAAAACTCCGATGAAGGTATAAGTACAGTAATGCAACGGAAAAAGTTCATCTTCATTATATTATATCTTTACTCTCCATCCTCTTTGGCAGGCGATAAGATGGCTTCCGGGTTGCGTAACGAGTTATCCAAAGTGTTAGGTATTCAGGCTAAAAGCACAATTTCTAATAATTGTGCGAATTTGGTCTTCCTTTATCAGAACTATATGGACTTCCGTAATGATGTGGAGTTCATCTACAATAAGATTCTGTCATGGCTGAAAATTTATGGATTGATAAAATGAACAATAGTATTGGTCCTCACAAATTCCAATACAGTACCGACAGCAACCGGCAATAATCCATATACGGAATATTGTCGGTTCTGTCAATCAGCTCATCAATGTATTCCCTTCCTCGCATCACGTTCAAGTTTTCTTCGCATCCCCCGGCTCACACCATGACGGGAAGCAATGTCATTCAATATTCTCTTCTCATCCGCAGAAAGCATACTATATACATCCTTCCGGCTCTTGCCACTGAACACGGCTTTCAATACCTTCATTACTTCCATGTTCTATTGAATATTAAAGTGAGCAAATATATCCAAATCCAGGAGAAAGAATTGTCATTGTATCCGTACTTCATCCGTTTTTCCCAAATCGGAAGCTTTTTCTTCTTCATGACGGTTCATTTTAAAAAGATCCATAGCCTTCTCCATTATCGCATTCGGATTGTCATATTCCGAGAAATCCAATGTTCCAATGATATATTTCTCAATAACCTTTGCCATTTCATCAAAAGTTTCTTTATCTGCGCCACTTTCTACGGCAAGACGGGCTGCTTCAATTCTTATGTTTAATTTATCCATGATTCTTTATTAAATTATTTCTGCAATGTTCACAAAGGAATTTCTTCGCCACCGGAAACATTTTCTGGCCCACATACCCGCTAAGGTACTGCGCCTCCTCCCCAAACGGGTCAATCCCGAACGCCTGTGAGATATGCCGGCACAAATGCCCCTTCTCATGGTCCCATGAGTTCTGGAACTGCTCAGGGGTGGACGTAAGCGAAATCACCATCAACGTCTCTCGCCCGTAAAAGTCAGAATACGTAAGCCCCGTGTCCGGATTACCCTCAGAAAGGCTCCGGGCAGCCCTTTCAAGCTGTTCACCCCGGCATCCTATCCTTTTCAACTCATGAAGAATCTCATACTTCCAGTACGTCGTCACGGCATAGTAAACCCGAACCTTCCAGTCATATTCCGGTATGTAGAAATCCTGCACTATCATAACATATCCGACCACATAATCGGTGTACCGCTTCCGATGCAATCCGCGTAAAACCTCGTGAAAGGCAACCCCTCATATCCGTCCGGATCATCAATATAATCCTTGACGAACAACGCAAGATGTGATTCGTCGGCAATCGAGCTCTTGTAATAATCCGCTTTCGCCATGTTGGCCACGTACACGCAGTCGTATCCGGCATCCTTCTCCAACTTGATACCGTATTTCTTCAAAAGTTCCTCTACCTCGTCCTTCTTCATTGCTTCCAGCTTACGTGTCTTACCTGTAGATGCGGCAGATGAAGAATCATCCGACACCCTCATTTTCGATACGGCCCACTCGCACATCTTTTTTGAGAAATGCCACCCGTACTGTGAAAGATACTCTTTCATTCCCGACGGAAGCCTGTCGTATGTATCCAATCTTTGTCCCATAACCCATTTATGATTTAGTGAAAGAGGGGCATTCCACCCCTCCCGTGTTAATAAAACTCCCCGTTGGTACGTCTGCGCCGACGTTCGCCCATCTCATCCATTCGGGGATACTCCGGAAAGTAGCCCGGCATACGGCGTTCCCCCATGTCGGAATAACTTCCTCCACCGTTGTAACCGCCTTCACCACGGAACCCCATTCCTCCGTGCATCTCTCTCATGGCCTTTTCATAACCATGCCGGCAACCTTCCCTGTAAGCCTCCTCCAGTTCACTGCCGCCTCTCATTCCGAAGCCGCGTCCGTAATCGTCACGCCCTTCTTCCAAAATACTCCACATTCCCATAATTATTTCTTGGTTTTAGATGTTTCAGCATTCAGGCCAAGCTGTTCCATAAGCTGCCGGTTCAACGCCATAAGGTCGGACATGTTCTTGCTCATGTCGGCCATCTGGCTTTTCAAGCTTGAAATCTCCTGTTCCTGCCTTTGTTTCTCCGCAAATTCAGGGTTGAGCATGGTCAGCATCTCATCGCATGCGGTTATCACATTAAGATGGTAATCCCGGCTGTTGACAATCTCGCTGCTCTTCTGTTTTATCATCGAGATTTCATTGTTCATCGCATCCCGTGAACATGAGACCACGATATTCCCGTTCTGTCCGAAGTCTGCGATGTCACCGCCTGCCGGAAGGTTCTGGAACGTCGTATTCTGCCCGTTGATACTGGCCACCACGTCCACCACCATTTCTATCTGCGGTGACGGGAAAGGCTGTGTCATGGGATATTTGGGCTTGGGAGCCGACACGCTCACCACCGAACCTATCTCCACATAATGCTTAGCTTCCTTATGAAGGATGAATAACTGATTGTTTGCCCTTAAATTCTGAAACATGATTGTTGTTTTTTAAATAGGGACACCGCAACCTGCGATGCCCCGGTTAATTACTTGTTCACTCCAGCCGGAGCCGTTCTCACGTTTGCCTGTGCCGCCGTGGCGGTCGTAGGCCTGTATCCTCCATTGACAAGGAACAACTCATTCGTGTACTTGTTATAATGGATTTCATAAATGCCCGTTCCCGCAAGGTTGGCCACCGTCACCGGCTCATTGTTATAAGCCATAAGCGGACGGGTGTCACCATTTGTCCCTATCAGTATGGGAAGCGTGCCTGTCGTACCGGCCGGTATCGCCTGACGGAGATTGATGTAGAATCCTCCCACATAGTCCCTGTTACGGAACGCATGGTTGGGAAGCTCCAGCGTCACATTCTCCGTGCCCACCGTGACCGCCACCGTCGGGAGGGTGTTGAAATTCACCCTGCCCAGTGACGGGAACGGAAAGGGAAGTCCTGTAAAAAAGTTAGGCCACATAGCTACCTCCTTTCTTACCGGAATTAACCCCAGTAGTTGTTACCACATCCATAACCGCTGCGGCCATAAGCCACATCTCCGGCGTATGCACCGAAAGCTGCCGCACGGAAAGTTTCCGGGTTATATACCTGCAACTGCGGGTACGGTACCGCTACTGTGGGAGGCATCTTACACTTGATACCATCCACATCCCCCTGCAAAGCCTGCAAACCTGCCACCAAAGGCGCAATCTGCTGTCCTACGGCATTCAGGATGGTAGCGTTCTGGTTACGTTGCGAAATCTCACCCTTCAATGTGGCAATCTCCGCATCCTTGGCTGCCAAAGCCTCTTGCTGACGACGTGCTTCTGCCGCATCCATTTTGGCGACAAGCGTATTAAAACCGTCACGGTAAGCATCAGCCAAAGAGCGAGTGTTACCCTCCATAGTACGGGTGAGCGTATTCATGCTTTCGCAATTTGCCAAACGGTTCTCATATCCCTGACGTTCAATAGCTGTCTGCGTCTTGCAGCAGCAGTCGGCAATCTGAGTGAGAATAGCTTGGTTTCCGCTCTGGAAGGCGTTGATGATTTGCTGCGTGGACATGCCCACCTGGTTCCCTACACCCTGAATCAAGCCTTGGATGTTGCACAAAGCCGTCTGCAACTGTTGTGTAGAACAGTTCAAAGAAGAAGCGAGCTGGTTAATGGCATTGCCGTTACCCTGAATGGCGCTCATCAGGTATTCACGACCCACATCACCGTTCAATTCAGCAGGTAATCCTCCTCCGTTACGTCCTCCGAAACCGAATCCGCTACCGCCCCAGCAGAACCAAAGCAGGATAATCCAGATAAACCACCATGAGCCTCCCCATTGATCCTGGTTGTTGCGTCCCTGAGAAAGGAGCGCCATCAGGTTAGGATCCACTCCCTTGCCGCCCATCAGGTTAGGAAGCATGGCCATGATGTCAAATTTGTTGCCCCCACCGCTCGAAGGCTCCTGATTAAAAACATAAGTTCTCTCCATAATGTATTTTTAATTAATAGTTACAAGGTCAGGCATATCCTGACCCTGCAAAACTACAAATACATTATATCACTCAAAATCAATTCTTTCCCAACTCATTCCCGATTCTTTCCCGATATATTCCCATCATTTTCCCACACCTCACACGTGAAGAAAAGTTAGACAGCATATAGTTTACCGACCGTTTCGTCTTGCCGACCAATGATGCAATCTGGGAAGGGTAGAAGCCCTCCTTAAAAAGGAAATACACAAGCAAGTAACGCGCATCGACGACCTCCGCTTCCTTGCTTCCCGACAATATGACTTTGGGTGCAATCTCCGTTTCCCTGCTGACAACCTGAATAATCTCATTAAAAATATCTGCCTTACACATACAATATTCAATTTTTATTCATACCTTTGTCAAACCACATGACAAGGCGTTTATATACAACAATAGCTCGCGATGAAGACATAAAGCCCTCAACGCGCGAGCTATTTTCGCGTCTTGTCATGTGGTAATGCAAGGAACGTTGGGGGCTTTTTTTATACTCCCGTCCCCGAAGGAGCAAACGTTACTTTTTCAGCCTGTACACCAACCTTCCGAATCCGATAAGGATACAAACAAACACAGCCAGAAGCGCAAATCCTCCGTAATGCAGCTTGGTTTCCTCCCACCGCGAAAGCTTACGTTCCACCGGAACCGGTACTGATACACTGTCCACCCTGACCGTCTCCAATGTGTCATGCACCACGCGGTCTCTCCAATGTGTCCGATACCTATATTCTGTCCTATACACTGTGTCCCTCTCCGCCCTCAACTCTATGTAAATAGAATCTTTGAGGAAAGTACTATCCGAAAACCAACGTACACCATACACGCTGTCCACCCTGACCGTTTCCACCGGAACATATTGTACCCGTGCACATCCGCACATGGCAAACAATAACAGGCCGACCACGAGCCAGAACACCGGCACCACCAGCCAAGGCCAGAACACTTTAAAAAAACTCTTCATTCCTACTTCTTTTTGTGGCAACGAAAAAGCGGCAACCCCGACTTGTTTATGTGGGATTGCCGCTCTATTCATTGATTTTATAATATCAGGTTCTCATGTAAACCACTTTAGACCTGTTTAAAAATATGGTCTGTAAAATATCTCTCGGAAGACACATGTATTCTGATAACGTACCCAAATCGTATCCCAAACCATTTCTCATGGCCGAAAACATTTTGTCTATGACTACCGGATTATCCAAATCCACTTCGTAAGGTTCGGAAATCCTCCATCCGCGTCTGCTTAATTCAATCATGTGTGATTTATATTTTGTATCGTTTATCTGGTTGAGTTTACGTGCCCTTACGATGATAGAAGACATGGACGAACGCCAATATCTTTTTAACGATGGCAAATCCGAAAATCTCAGATTAAGCAAAGATGATCTTATTCCCAATTCCGGCATAAGAAATTCAGAAGCAAAACGGTTTGCTTCATCCTCCTTGTCTCTACTTGATACGATAAAAAAATCTATGTTATTGTGCATCAATGTATGCCCAAGTTCATGCGCCAATGAATAAATCTTACGGTCATTGCTACGGTTCCTGTTGATTATTACAATTCGGTTTCCCTTTGTCGTATTAAGAGAAATACCATCAAAACCGTCATATGGGCAATCCCATTCGTATATCATAACGCCATTCCTTTCCATGAAATTACACAAATTTAATATCGGGGAAACACCCAACCTGAACATCCTGCGCACTTGCAATGCTATTTCTTCCGGCTCGACACCACTTTCAACATCAATACAAGGGAACCTGAAATCAGGAACTTCCAAATCCTCACACATGCAATCCACACAATAGGCAACAGATTCCACAAATCGTTCTATCTTGCCTTTTTCAGTTGACTTCAGGCTGGCTTTCTTCCGGAAGTTCCGGTCAAACTCGTGTTCCATTGTGACATTCAGGAATTCATAAGGAAAAGACAGGACATCCATGATTTTGTGTAAAAGGTCATCCGATAATGTATTGATGCCTTTTTCAAATTTGGACAAGTTAGGTTGAGACAACCCATCTACCATTTTTGACAACTCGGTCTGTGTTATACCCCTGTATTCCCTCGCAAATGTCAATTGATTGTGTTTCATAATCCTTATTTTCTATATTAATAACCAACGATGCACGATGTCGATTATCATTCTGCCTTTCTCTTGTCGCTTTTTTTGATAAGAATCTCTATATCCTCCACTATATCCATTGAAACCGGACGCAAAACCAAGTCCTCCTTGTTTATCGACCACTTCACCTCGTCCTTATAATAAACGATGCGTGGGGACTGGATTTGCCCAAATTTATCCTTTGAATAACCGAATATCAGGATTGGTTCTGCCTTTGCATCAGCATCATCCCGAAACAATTCTGATTGGGTTTGGTTGAGGATTTTGTCAGAAAGGAGAGTGGGCAGATAAGACGGTTTTCCGTTTTTATCCAATTTTTTTATAAGCATCTGAACCTCGTCCCACCTGAATATAATCCTGCCATATTTCCCCTTAATCCAATTTTCAGGGAATTTAAGGATAAAACTTTCTGTGAGTTTGGCGTTCAATAAAACCGCATTCAACCTTGACCTTGCCTCAGGAATGGTCTGCTGTATCTCAATGTTAAACTTCTCCACAGCTTCAAAATAAGCCATAAACATCATGGTTATGCTTTCCGAAAGCACTTCAAGTGCTTTTTCTTTGGAGATTTCACGTCTGTTCTCGCTTTTTATTTCTAATTTTGTATCCATAAATCTTTGTTGTTTAAACAACGTGCATCGTTGGCAATCAGGTTCTACTCTAATAGAACCTTTTTGTTTACGCAAAGATATATAATATCAATAATATATTGTATATAATTTCCTGAAAATATTGTATCGACAATCCCACCAAGTCAAAGACCGCTTCCCCGCCACCGGGTTAATAATCATTCATTTCACATCGCCAACGCCCGCGCCAGCATCCAGACACCCACGGCCAACACGAGGAAAACCAACCAAGGCGGCAAACCCTTCCCGTCGTCTCCTCCGCCATCGTCAAGCATCGGCCAGTATTCATCATCCTTTTCCCCATTCATACCTCATCCTTTTCCTCACGCGATATTAAAGAACCTGTCAGCCTCCCATTTCCTGCGCTTCACCAGTCCCTCCAGCTTCCGCTTCTTCCCGGCCACGGTCGCATACACCCACTTCATGAACTCCCCACGCACCTCCGCATCAGGCGCACAAGCCCGTATTTTCTTCAAAAGTGTGGAACCGGCCAACGCATCGCACCCAAGGTTATACGCGAAATCCACCAACGCGTCAAACTTGTTCTGCCTTTCCGTCACGCCCAGTTTGTCCACGAACGCTTCATATTCCGCCAAGTCACGCCTGAGCTGCCGTTCCGCCTCGCCCTCCGTCATCTTGTCGCCACGCTTCACGTCCGCTGTATGCCCGTAGCCCACCGTCCACGCGCCCGCCGGGCAACGGTAAGCCGTGCCCCGGAATCCCTCGAACCTCTTTATCGCCTCAATCAATGAATTACTTGCTTTCATATCTCCACTTTTTTGTTTAACTTTGTTTCCGCCTCCCGCGAGGGACGCTTATGTAATTAATATGTTTTCATAAAGTATTAAGATTAAGGTTAATGTGTAGGGAGGCGGCGGCCTCCCTTTTTTCATGCCCCGCTTCCCTTTAGTGCTTCTATTTCCTCCTTTAATGCCGAAATTTCCGACTGAAAACCGGAGACAACTTGTTTGGTGGGAAGTTCCACCATTTCCACCGTAAAGTCGCCAAGCTGTCCACCCTGATTGGCGTTTTTCGTGGCCGTAACCACACAGTATATACCGTTTCCGAACACCGATGATACAAACTTGTAACTCACGAATGGGGGAACATTCTCGCTTCTGTAGGATGCGAGTACGATTTTGTAAGATTCTCCGCCATATTCCACTACTCCGGTGAACAAAGCCCCTTCGTCTATGGCTTCGTCAATTTCATAAAAATTTTCCTCAAAGGCGGTCATCCCCTCATGGATGGTTCCGGAAAACGTGAACATCTTCCTGTTCAGAATACGCCCTTGGTTGGCCGAAAGTACCAAAGTCGAACTGGACGAATCCAAATTGTCCACCACATCCTCCTTCGCCAACTTCTCATTCTGCAATTTCTTACCCATTGCAGCCGAAAGGGCGTGCGTGACGGAAGATGACGAGAGGGAGTCTGCCACAGGGGCAATTTCTGTCAAGAAGGTTTTGAAGCTCCATGCCGAACCGTCGAAACCGAACATGATACGCTTATTCACAATCTTGTTTGACACCTTGGCAATGTACTCAAACTGCACATACCTTACTTCTCCCACGGAATTATAATTTGCCACGGCTGCATATTCCCTCCAATTATCCTGCACGATGAACAAACCGCCCCTCGATATGAAAAGTGTAATAGAGGAGAAGTTGTCCTCCGTGGCCTCCCCTATGACAGAGGCGATGTCCTCGGAAGTACTTGATTCGGTAAGGTTTTCAACTCTCTTCAAATGAAACGCCACGTACCTCTTTCCGCCAAACAATATACTGTTTTCATTAGTATTGAATTGGATGCCGTCAACCTTGGCCTTGTCCTCCTTGCTCATCAGCCCGTCATTGCTGGCAGATGCCAAAGAAAGTCGGACTGTGCCGTTATCAAATACGCCCGTCCACTTCGTCAGATCTTGTGGGTCATACTTCATGCGGAACCCTCTGAACTGTATTTCCATATTGTTGTTAGACTCCAGGAAATACAGCATAAAATAGTAATTGCTTGCCGAATACACACGGTAACATGTCACGGGGCTGAAATTCTCATTCGTATCGTCCTGAACCCCGATGAAAGGTGCTTTCAGGTTACCGTCGTTATAGTTCTCTAACATCTGGGGTAGGGTGCAAAACCATTCGCCACTGTTGGCCTTCTCCAGCATCGTGGAATCGTCCGAGGTTTCATTATATTTGGGATACCTCAATATGACCGGCTTACCGGTATCGCTTTCAATGGTAATATCTCCAATTCCGGTCAACTTTTCCCCGTTGATGGTCTTCAAGCCGTCCTCTTTTACCAAGCCCTCGCCCACATACTCTTTCAACCTTTCCACGAGCACATGCCCGTTCTGCATCCCCTCCTGAAACGGGATGCCTTCTTTCCCCGTCAGCTCCGTGCGTTCCGTAGTCTGTAATATCGTTTTCCCTTCTACTGCCATAACTACTTATGTTTTAATTGTTTCTTAACTGTCCTTCTCGTCACCTCTGCCATCATTACGGGACTTCCGTCAGCCCAAAGCCAAGCCTTCCCTTGCTCCAAGAGCAAGGCATTGTCGACAAGCTCATACGAATCCCCGCACTCCGTGATACCGGAAGAATTGACGCGGGCTGTCCCCAGCCCCGTCATATTCAACCGTGAAAAGTTCATCCTCTCCATCATTCCGCCTCCCTGATAGTGCCCTTCGTCACCTCCGTCATGCTCTCAATCCTGATGTGCATCGGATAAACGCCATGGCCGAAACACCAGTCTATGAACTGGCCGGGATTGTACAAGCCAGACGGGAGCGGGCACGACACGAACATGCCATCGTCCGAACTGCGCTGAAAAATATAAAACCCGCCGCCCGCCTTCCTTTCCAGATGAAGCGCATAGTCCGCGTTCACCGTCTCTTCCGCCACATACCTGTCACCCTGAAGGGTGAAATTCAAATTCCTAAGTGCCATCTTATTTTTCCTCCTTCTTTACTGTATTATTCTCATTCTCCCTTTGAAACAGAAGCTCTGCCGCCATCTTGGCTATCTCATCCTTGTTGTCAATGATGACTCTCATCGTCTTCTCCGCCTTCCGAAGCTCCTCCTTCTGCCATGATTTCTCCCTTACGGACACAAACTCACAGAAAATACAGTAAGCCGTCCACAACATCGAGAACACCGGAATGGGAATCACCACGCAGCAAAGGATGTCGATAAAACACAACGTCAGGAAAGGCGTGAAATACTTCTTTGCCTTCGTGGCCGTCTTCTTATATCCCGTAGAAGTCCGTGCCTCGCCGCGTTGTTTGGCCTTTTGTACCCCCGAGACCAAATCCACGGCCATTGCACCTATCGTGGCCGCCACGCATAACGCTATGAGTATGATGTGGTTCATCATATGGTTTTCAATAAAATCAATAATAGCTTTCTCCATTACAATACATTTTTCTAATTAATGCCAAAGCCCCCCGGCCCACAAGACAAGACCCCGGCAAACGGGTAAGGCAGGCACCGCCGCCTTATACCCGTTGTTTCAATAGTCAGGCAGAAGCGTCTTCTTTTATCTGCTTCACTATCTGGATGGCATCCGATATGTACTTCGGCAGTTCCTCGCTCTCCGGGAAGTTCGACATCGTGTAATAACCGTTCTCATAATAGATGCTGCCCAACAGGGTTTCCTGCACGCCCTTCTGCATGCCTTCCTCCATAGGAAGCTCCACTTCCTCCACCTTGTTCACCAAGGCGTTCACGCGTTTCAGATCCTTACCGTCCGTCTCATACTCGATGTTGTACTTGGCATTTGCCGTTGTGGTCTCTCCGTTGTAAATCACCCTCGTGCTGTTTGTCTTAATCTCCATAACCTTTTGTTTTTAAATTAATGAATAATGTTATTTGAATTTCGCATATTTTCCCCCTGTCGTATTGTTGGCCGTCGTGAACTCCTGATTGTTCAGTACCACCCATTCCACCTGTCCCTGGTACTTTACGCTGCCTATTGTCTCATCCAGATAATACGGAACGGCAAGCAGCTCCACAAAACGGTTGTTTCCTTGTGTGCTCACATTCCCCATCTCCACGTGGCTTATCTGTACGCCACCGAGCCGCATTGCATTGTTCTCGTCATCGCTCCAATCTCCGTAACCCGGGTCCAAAGCCTCGTGCCTTGTGGTTATGATAAGCCGTTTGGCCGGATACTTGTTCACGATAGTCACTCTCGCACCGGCGTACTTTAGCCCCAACGGTAATTTGATTCCGTCACCGGCATAGCTGTTCGATTCCACGTCCACATAGATGAAGCCTCCTTTGTACAAGTTGCTTAAGCTGATTTGGTAGTAATTGTCCTTGAACTCCACATCTCCGTTATCGCCCGTATTCTTCGTTATGATACGCGGTATGGTACGGATGAAGCCCGAGAACTCCCCGCTTCCCACCGAAAGCACACCATCCTCATTCACGCTCGCCGTCACTTCTCCGTCATTGTTCTGTATGACGAACTGGTCGCTCGTCACAATGACTTTTTTGTTCTCTATGTCTATTCCCGTAGAAAGAAGGGTGTCACCGTTCACACTGTCGTTAGGAATGAAATAAGAGGGAATATTGTCCAGATAGTCCCCTTTGAGCAACATGACCCCGTCATAATATACCAGCGTATCGGCATCGACAGATGACGTGCCGCGGATATAAAAGTTTACATATTCCGTGCCGGTTGGGACGGTGAATGTGTGTACGAAACGGGTCCACGAAGTTTTGGGAACGTTAAGGTTAACGGTACTGTCGCTTATGCTCAACGATGAGCCGTTCTTGTTGTAAGCAGTTATGACAAGATCGTGTCCCGTAGATGTTTCTTTGTTGGCATAAACCCATAATGCAAGCGTGTATTTCGAGTTCTCAACGACCCTTATGTCTTGTTCGATGTAAACCAATGTGCGTTTGCCCGGCCATTTCACCATCATGGCATTCTTTCCCACTTTCCCGTTGGCCGATATGCCGACCTCCACGTCGTCCTTACCGCTTCCCGATGTTCTGAAAGTGTTATACCCGGATTCGAAGGAACCGTCCCTGAAAAGGTTCACAGGCTCTATGCCGTCTACTTTCAGCGAAATGCTGCTCACTTTCTGCTCGATGGTGCTCACCTTTCCCTCCGCCGAAGTAATCCTGCTCGTCAGGCTCGAATCCGTCTGTTCCAGTTTCGACACCTTCCCGTTAAGGCCGTTCACCGTAGTAGTGAGGCCACTTGCCGTCTGCTCCACGGTACTTACCCTCGTGCCCAAGGAACTCACTTGCGATGCCGTGCTCGAAATCTGTCCCTTGGCGGATTTTATTTCGGCGGTATTGGTCTCCACTTCTTTCTCAAGCCCCGTCACGGAATCCGTCACGGTAGTGACCTTGGTAGACAATAAACCGATTTCACCTTCCGCTGCAGTTATTTCTGCATGCACCTTGGTATAAACATCCACAGCGTCACCCACAACAGGGACTTCCTGCATCATTATGATATTGCTCCCGTCATAAAGCCAGAACTTTATGGAGGTCGTCGTAGAAGTAGGGGATACCGTTACCGAACTTCCGCTTGCGGCGGTCTGTACGCTGCTGTCCGTGCCTACACGTTGGTATTTCAATGTCTTTTCCGTAGTTGTTGCCCTTGCATTGCTTCCCGTCTGTTTGTATTTCGTACAAGTCACGGACGTTGGGGTCAGCTTGTTATCCCAAGACTTCTTCACCACGTTTGCCGAAGGCTCTATGGTGTAGAATACAGCCGCATCCCCCTTGGGACCCGTCGCCCCGGTGGCGCCCGTGTTGCCCTTGAAAGCCACGGAAAATGAGAAATTCTTCGTGAATGACTTCCCGTCCACGGTGATAGGTACAGTCAGCACGCCCTGTCCGGTAGTCAACGAAGAAGTGACGGACACCGTGAACGAGGCCGATGTGGTTCCGTTGCTTGAGATGCTCGTGGACATTCCCGACGGTGCTCCGGTTATAGTACCGATTGTTGCCGCCACCCTTGTGGCACCCTTGTATGCGATAACCTCGCATTTCGTGGATGCAGCGATGGCCGCGCTCGTCGTTCCTTGGAAGGCATGCGATTCGTTGCCCAAAATTATGGTGTAGGCATCCGCGCCGTTCTTACCGGCGGCACCGTCCTTGCCATTCGTGCCATTTGTGCCATCCTTGCCATTCGTCCCGTTGGTACCCGAAGAAACCTTGGCTATCGTCATTTCGTCATATACACCGCCCGAGGTGCAACGTATGGTCACAGACTTCGCGCTGCCCCAAACCGTTGAATTGTTATGTGCCAAGGCATAAGTCTGCGAAGTGGCTCCCGATATGTTCGTGAAAGAAGTCTGTCCCGCCTGTTTATAGCTCCACTGGTAGCCGGATGTCCCCGTGAGGGTGGCCGTCAGTGTAATGGAAGTAGGAGTGGGATTCCCTGAAAAATTGTTGGTGTATATAAACACCTGGTCGCCCGCAACCCTCACATACTTGGCCGCCGTACCATCCGTACCGTAATAACTCACGGAATATACCGTTGTCGGGTCACTCTTCTTGTAAGTCGTCACCGTTTTCGTCCAAAGGTATTTACCTTTCTGTGGCGAAGGTACAGTTGCGCTCCAGCTTCCTGTCGGTGCCGTCGTGCCGGAACTGCCTATTTGGTAAGTGTTCGATACCGATACGATGCCGTCACCGTCAGCTCCTGCGGGTCCCGTATCGCCCTTGTCACCTTTTGCCCCGTTAGCCCCCATCTTACCCACGCTGTACGATGTAGATGTGGTATTGTCCGTGTAGGTTATCACCGTACGCGTCCAAAGGTACTGATTGGCAGCCACGGAAGGGATAGAACTGTTCCACGTTCCTGTGGGCGGCGTGGTGCCCGATGTGCTTACCTGATAAGTCACGGCGGTACTCTTGATGCCTTTCCCGTCCGCACCGTCGTCACCTTTGAACTTAGACCACGTGTAATCCGATGGAGTATTGCTCTCTGTGGCCGTTGTCTTGTTTACTGCTATGCCGATGTACTGTGTCGTGGATTTGGGAGTGTCATACATCCCGCTGCCCGTCGAGTTATCGGAATACTTTATCCATGTGTAAGTGGTTTTCCCGTCAGCCCCTTTTGCCCCCGGAACACCTTGGTCGCCCTTTTCGCCTTTGATAAGTGACCATGTGTAATCCGAAGGGGTGTTGCTTTCCGTGGCGGTGGTCTTGTTATAAGCAAACCCGATATAAGTTTTTCCCGTAGGCGAGTTGCTGATGCCCGAACCCGATGCGTTGTCAGCATAGCGTATCCAAGTATAGCGGGGTGTCCCGTCAGCACCCTTTGGACCCTGTACTCCCTGTGGACCAGTATCACCCTTATCCCCATAAGTACCGATAATCACCGGACTGCTCGTATATTTCGTATCATTGGTGTAAGTCACCACCTCATAGTTCCAAAGGTACTTCTTGGAAGATGAAGTGGCCTGTACCGAAGTCGTCCATCCTGACGTTGAAGTTGTCACTCCACTCGATGACGAAGAGGCCAAATAATATTCCGTAATGGACTTGATACCCACACCCGTCGCCCCGGTGGCGCCCGTGTTGCCTGTATTCCCGTATGCACCTATGACTCTCTTCTTGGTCTCGCTTGTCGTGTTGTTGGTATAGGTGACAATTTCATAATTCCACAGATAACGGTTCGTGGTGGTCATTGTAGGTACCGTGTCGCTCCATGATGTCGGTGCGGTGGTGTTCGATGCGGATACGGCATACTTGTTGGTTATGGACTTGATGCCCACTCCGTTTGTGCCGTTCGCCCCGTCCTCGCCGTCACGCCCGGACTTCACCTTCACGATGGTGAACACCGCCGAAAGTTCCGGCTTCCCGCTCTTCGTGGCCGTGATAGTCACCGAAGCGTCATCCTTGCTCACCGCTGTGACCGTCACCGCGCCCGAAGACGCGCCCACGCTGCCAGTGCAGCCGCTGAATGTGCCCTTGAACGACCATCCCGTGTCCACTTCCGTGCCATACCACACCTTCGCGTTCGTGGTAGGGTAGCCGCCAGTCACGTTGCCGTCAGCATCACAGGCCACCTGCCCCGAATCGTTGTCCAAGTCCAGATAGTAATGCCCCGCACGCGCCGCATCCTCCACAGCCTGATTCGCTTTGTTCGTCGCATCGTCCGCAGCTTTCTTGGCCGCAGCGGCAATCGCATCGAGGATGGTCTTCCGCGCATCGTAGTAGGCCGATATGTTCGCGTAGTCACTTCCCACCGTGATATATTCCGGTGACGAAGCCGTATATTTCGTCAGGGCAGCGTTGGCAAGGTCATAGGCCGACTTGTAAGCCGTGGTGGACACGGCATAGCGTGCGGCGTTGGCAGTAATCTCCCCGTATTCCGAACGGATGTCCGCCTGCTGCTGTTTCAGGGCTGTCTTTTCGATGGGGGATATGAGGTTGTCGCTCTTGATGTTCGTCAGCTCCTTGTTGGCATTCGTGGCGTCTGCCTGCGCGTTCTTGGCCGCTTCCGCCGCGTCATCTGCCGCCTTTTGGGCATCCTCTATCATCCCGTTCACGTCCTCTATGGCGGGTGTCCATGCCGTAGCAACGTTCCCTTTTTCAAGTTTCAGGTTTTTAAAACATAAATATCCAACGGAATGGTATCCAAAATATAAGACTTGTGATGACCCTTTTTCCGACAGGTCGTTTGTTACAAGCTTTAATACCACGTGCTTTTTCTTGTTAGCCTCAAAACTGAACGAAGGAGAGTTAGAAAGTCTACCAGTAGCATTACTATTCATTATCGTGGTTGATAACGTATTTGATATATTTGAAAGAATATCAAAACTCAGCATGTAAGTGGTATTGGGCTCAAGTAAATCCAACGTTCCTTCCAAACTGCGAGTAATCACACCCCATGAGGATGGTTGTTTGGTAAGTTCAATCTTCACACCTTTTACCCCTTCGTCTACCCATTCGGTCGTGATGAAAAGTGAAGGACCGTCACTCGTACTTGCGTACCATGTTTTCTTTCCTTGGTTAGTTTCCATGAGGATGTTCCGTCCCCCTACTTCAATCCCCGCCACCACCTTGTCCGCGTACGCCTTCGCCGCGTCCGAAATGGCCGTCAGGGCGGCACTCTTCTGCGTATAGTACGCCGTACGCTTCGTGGCGAAGTCCGAAGGGATGGCCACGGTCTCCGAAGAGGAAGACACCACGCCGTTGATGGCCGTCCGGTAGTTCGTGTAAGCCGTGTTATAAGCCGTGGGAGTGCCGAGGCCGTACTTCGTGTAACCGTCCGTGACCTGCGTCTTGTCCCCGTCGATTCGGGCAAGCTCCTCCTTCAACTGCTTCTTTTCAGAAGGGGAGAACTTGCCGTCAGCCGCCCAATCGTCCATGCGCTCCTTCTCGGCGTCCACGTCCGCCTGCGCCTTGTCGGCGGCATTCTTCGCGGTCGCCGCGTCCTCTATGGCCTGCGAGGCGCTCTCCGCCGCCGCGTCAGCCGCCTCTTGCGCGTTGTCGGCCAGCTCCTTGGCTTTGTCCGATATGGCATTCAGCAAGTCCGTGCGTGCGTCATAGTAAGCCTTGAACTTCGCCCTGAACTCCGTGCCCGTGATGTTGCTTGTAGAACTTAAGTTCGAAAGTAGAGGCGTTATATACGTGCTTAATGCCGTGTATGCAGAGCCGTAGGCCGTCTTGGATACGCCGAACTTGTCGGCCGAAGCGTCGTTTTTAGGCTTCTCGGACACTATCACGTCCCATTCCTTCTTGGTCTGCTGTTTCTCCTGCGCCGTGAGCTTGTTGTCGTTGGCGATGTCCGAAAGCATGGAGTTCGCCTCGTCGGCATCGTTCTGGGCGTTTTTCGCGGCCGTGGCCGCATTGTCCGCGGCAGTCTTGGCCTCTATGGCCTTTTGTGCCGCCTCGCTCGCCGATTCTGCCGCCTCCTCTGCCTTCGCGGCCGCGTCGTCTGCCGCCTTTTTGGCCGCGTCCGACGCTTCCTTGGCCTTTGCGGCGATGGCATCCAATATCGTCTGCCGTTTGGAATAATAGGCGGAGATGTCCGAATAGTCGGATTCCACGGTGATGTATTCGGGGGCGGAGGCAGTGTATTTGGTAAGCGCGGCATCGGCCTTCTTGTACGCGGCCTCATAGTCCGTCACGCTTATGGAATACTTTCCGGCCTCCACCGTTATCTGCCCGTGTTCCGCCTTTATGTCGGCATGTTGTTGCTTCAGCGCGGTTTTCTCCACCGGGCTTATTGTGCCGTCGGATTTCAGGTTGTCCAGTTCCGTGTTGGCGGCTTGTGCTTCCGTCTTGGCTTCCCCTGCCGTGGCGGCGGCCTCGTCGGCGGCTTCCTGTGCCGCATTCGCGGCCTCCGCAGCCTCCCGTGCGGCCTCTGCCGCCTCGTTGGCCTTCGTGTCGTCCGTATAGCGTGAGGCGAGCTCCCAATGCGAGATGGAGAAAGCCTCATTCTCTTTCTTGGCGGTTTTGCAACGCAGCAGGTCATTCTTGTACGTCTCCCCGTAAGTTGCGTTCACCCAAAGGTCGCCCACGTCGTAAGCCTGCCCCGTGGTGGGTTGGCTGACGAATACCCTGCGTTTGCCGTCAGCCGTATCCTGAGCCTTTGCCGCTGCGGCCAAAGCCTTTTCCGTGGCCGTGTCCGTGATGGCGTTCCATTTCCACGTGTCACCGTCCTTCACCCATTTCCAGCTCTTGCCCGTGCTGAGATTGGTATAAGTGTCATTTGAATGCGCTTGTTTCTGTTCTTCGGTGGTCCACTCGTTCGCCGGGTAGTTGGAGGTTGTCGGGTCGGTTTTACCATAGTGGCTTTCTATTACACCGTCAATCTGGTCCTGCAAGTCCTCGATGATCTTCTGTAGGGCGGCGATGTAATTCTGTTGCTCCGCCAGACGCTCCACCGCGTCCTCCACCTTTCCGCTCACTTCATCCACTTTGCTTTGTACGTCTCCCACCGCGCCGTTGATGTATTCTTTCACCGTCTCTCCGGTGGACAATTTTATATTGTCGGAGATAATCATGACATCTTCCCGTGAGAGGTTGACAAACTCCTTGCCTTCCAGTTTGTAAGAGTTGATGCCCCGGTACATCTTGAAATAAGGGGCATCGTTCCCATAAGCCGAAAGGATGATGGCCGCCTGTCGGGCCACGTCATTCCGGTTTCCCAACTGGACGATTTCGTCACCGGCGGCCGGTACCGTGCTCCCCGCGTCGCAGTCCGTCTTCGAGAGGTCTATGTAGTTGTCCCCCACGCCCGTCACCAGACGCCAGTAATAAGTGTTCTTCACGTTCTCGTTCACACCCTCCTTCACGTTGAACGTCTGGGCGCGTGCCTGGTCACCGGCGACAAACTGGTTCTCCACCGTCTTTTCCCCGTCCGTCGCCTCGAAATAGCAACGGTAGGAATCTCCAGTGTCTTCCACGCGGATGCACTTCATCGAAGCCGGGGTAAGCACGATTTGCCCGCCCACGTGCTTGATTTCCTGAATCACAAGCTTGATGAACTCTGCCACCTTGCGCACAAGCATTTCGTCCACCTCAAGGCGACAGCTTCCCTGTTCGTTCATTTTCAGGCACAGCCCCGAGCCAAGCGCACCCGAAGAGAATCCAGGAGACTGTATGCCTTTGGCCGTTACCATCCCACGCACAAACACGCTCAGAAGTTCCGCAGCACCGTCCTCGCCAATCTTCGCGCCCCGATTCCCGGCCACGTACTTGCCAACCTCCAAAGCGCCCATTAACAGCAGTGAAGCCAGTTCTGCATCCCCTTCACTGCCGATACGCCCTCCGCTTTCACCTGCCTGGTAGTCACCAAACAACATGTCTTTCAAGAATGTAAGGATGCCCTGTACCGTATCATCCTTCAATTTTGAAACGAACTTGTTGTCAAGTTCCCGGTTGTTCTTATTGATGCTATCCTTTATCTCCTTGTCTGTCCTTAACGAAGAATAAGCGTTTGTATCCGACGGCTCGGTTTCGTCATCCTTCTTTATCAAATATACATTTGTACCGGAGGTTGAAGAACTTACCTTTCCAGAGAAGTAACTGCTTCCATTCAGCTTGATGGAATCAATCTTGTCTTCAAGTGCGCCAAGACGGGAATAGGAAGCACTTTCACCTATAGTATATACCGGAGAATCCCATGGAATGTCAAGTGCAAGTTCATAGCCAAGTACGCGCATGGTACGGGGGCTTGGGAAGAATGAAGAGTTGTTTACCCTCACTTTTTGGCCGACACCGAAAGGACAAGGCGTATCCTGTGTCTCATTACGTGCCTTTGACCAGTCTGACATGAGTTTGGCCGACACGGTGCCGATATTGTTCCTGATTTTTTCGGCATATTTTTCTGTTTCCGTTTTCAGTTCCTCTTCCGCTTCCGGGACAAGGTTCTCAAAGACATATTCCGTGTCGTATCCGGCCATGACAAAATCATTCCCGGCCTCCGGCTTCATTACAGTATCTGGTAAACGGCCTCCGTAATCCTCATTGGCCACGATTTCAAAGCATGTGGACGTATCGTCACTCTTCTCCGGAAGGAACGTCAATCCAAAGGTAAGTCCGGCAAGCCTGCCCGTTTGGAAAGTGACCGTAAGTTCCTCTGAAATCACATAGGACTTGTCGAACCCCACAAGTCCGGTGGTCTTGATGGTGTACACCGGTACTTTCATTCCTGTGGGTTTCTTTTCTTCGCCTTCCGTGACATCAATCATTTCCTCTTCGACAGAGGATATTGAAAGCACCTTGCGTGGATAGACGTAGTCGAAAGTCACGATACCCTCTATCACTTCGTCGGGTGACATGTCGGGGTAAACGTCTATGTACGGTGTGCCTTCAGGAAGCATCAGCCTGCGTTGTACAACCCCGTTTACAGTAAGACCGTCCACGTCGGAATCAAAATAGCCGAGGGGTACATTCCCTTTCACAAGCCCTTCTATTGTGAATTTGGCACCTATATATAGTTTGTCGTTTGACGTGGTTTCGTATAATAAGGTAGCATGCTCGTCCGTATATGGCATGGCATTACGGTTGATGGTTACTCCTATTTTGTGGTTGCCTCCGTCATCACTGACATAATTCACATCCGTTTCCACGTAACCATATACAGAACCCAATATGCAATCACCCACAATGGTATATGGAATATATGTGACCAATGGGGATACACAAGAATATGTGATGCGCAAATACAGTTTACGTATTGTCTCGTACGGGCTTTCAAATCTTTCCTTGGACAGCCTGAGCGTTTTGTTTGAACTGTCAATGGTATAGCTTGATTCCGACAACACCGTGCTTGAATCATTTCCGGATGCCACTATTTCCACTCTTACATCCAATACGGCATTGGGGAATGATGAAAAATCATAGCTGAATACCATGGAAGACAAATCAAGTACATAAGCGGATTTGTATAGTTGCATGGCATTTATGGTAATACTGTCATACAACTCATATTCTTCCACGTCCGGAGTGGCCAAGCTTGCGGACACCGAACCTACACCATCCATCTGTTTTTCATAAGAATAATACTTTATGAGGTCTTTCCTGAAAAAAGACGGATTTACAGGCTTCTTGCTGTCATTAAAGTCGCTTTTGTTTCCAGAACGGTTAAGCGTGTCTATGGTGAACTCCAGTTTCTTCCGGTACCGGCTGGATATGTTTTGCGTGGAGCCAAAGGCGTATATGCGCGTGAAATAGTCACCGCTGCTCTTGGACAGGCTCATGGTTTCTGCTTCTTCGCCAAGGCTTATTTCCACCGCTTCCCCCTTCTCACAGCGGCCGAAACGGATTTTCTTGCCTTCCATCCACCACTCGCAGTTTGCGGCTTCCGCAAGGGAGGTAAGGGCATCAATGAGGTTGGTGTTGGAATAGTGCATGACCAAGGCATCCACATTCACATCATTGTCAATCTCGTATTCATAGTCCTCACCTCCATATTGGAATCCCCATACTTTCAGGTTACGCAGGAAGATGTCAAGATGGTATGACAATTGCGCCGTCAAATCCCAAGCGGCTTCATTCCCTCCTGTTTCCGGTGTGTACTTGAAGACCTTGTTCTTCCACTTCATGTAAGAGGCTTCCATCTTCAACTCATAGTCATAACCGCCCGTGGAATTGTTGAAAGATGGCTTCTGGTCTTCTATGATTTCAAAACGGCCAAAATCACATTCTGCATAACATCCCATTTTGAATGATATGGGATGAAGCAAGGAAAATTTGAGCGTGATATAGTCATCTTTCATCAACTCAAATTTTCGCTTGCTACCTACACCTATCGGTGTGGACAAAACTAATACCTCGTTGTTATCCTTTATCTCTATCATATTCCCAAAAGTAAGGAATATTACTCATGCAACATTATATTGGATAACCGATTTTGCAACAATCGGGCTATTGTCACAAATCTCCCCGATTTGTTGGATTGGGTTCCTCGAATTTGGCTGAAAATTTACCGAAACACCTGTTAAGGCTTAACCCATAAGATATATTTTTACCCAAGTAGACCAAGTTATAAACTTCACTTCCTAGTGCCGGGACTTTGATGGCCACGCCCCCTTTACCCAATTCTGTCAGGAAAGCTTTTTTCTTTGTCCTATAATCACTTTCTGTGGTACCCGTAATGGTAAATGCCAATGTCAACTCCCGTGAGTCAAGTTTGGCATTATCAGTTATTACACGCTTGCCATGCTCCAATCTGCTTTCATTCTCTATGTAGTCTTTCATTGGAGCGGGTGCATCTATTGAATCAAGGAATCCTTCCCCCATACATACACCCCATGTTGTCCAGGCATCTTTTCCGTTAATTAGTAATTCACCTTTCATAATCTTGATGTGTTTCGTTTTACTTCTTCTATATCCTTTTGCATCTGTTTGATTGGCTTGACTATTTCACCTGTATTTTCTCTGATTTGTTGAAGTTCCAAATAAGAATTGGCCAAAATTGTACGGGTCTCATCGGAAATATTGTACATGCCGCCAATTTTGGACAACAATCCTGAAATCGAGCCTTTAAGTTCAGTTATGGCAATGGCCTGCTGCTGGTTGACATTCTCAATACGGTATCCCGTTTCTTGAATGGCCGTGAGCCTTCCGTTGGTCTCATCCACGCTTTCTTGGGATGCCTGTACCTTAACCGCGCTACTGGCTTGTTGCGCAGAAGTACCACCTGACGGTTCCCAACCGAAATCATTCATGAGCTGTTCCCGGTCGGCAAGCATTTGGTCTGTAAGTTCTTTCTGTTCTTGCCGTAGCCTTTCTGCTTCCTCCGGAGTAAGCCTTCCACCACTTTCTGAATCTGCCGCCCATTGGTCGTATAAACTTTCTATTTCGTCCTTATACTTGTTGGCTATAAGCGAAGAAAATATGGCATTCTGCAAATATTTCTCGAAGTTGTCGGCAAATTCTTCGTTTGTTGAATCCAAATCGGACAGCAAATCCACATATCCGCTCTTGAACTCGTCAAGGCCGATTCCGGTCAATGCTTCTTTTTCCTTTTGAGCTATTTCTTCAAGTTGGTTGCCATAATCCGCTATATTCTGAATGTATTCGATGAACTCACCGTTTACCTCGCCCAATACGGACACAAGCCTCTCGTCCGTCAACAGCTTCTCCATCTGTTCGGAAGACAAGTCCCATAATTGGTATTCAGCCGTTATCTTCTCGCCTACAAGGCCGGATATGCGTTCGTAGTCTTCTGCCGTAAGTCGGTCATTTATACGGTATCCAAGAGAATGAGAACCGGCACTACTTCCGCTTGAAGCCAACTGCTTAATGAGTTGCCGTTGACGCTCTATTTGTACATTGACAAGCTTGGCGGCTTCGTCTGCGGCTTTCTGTGCCTCAATACCGTAATCAATGTCAATATACTCCATCTTCTTGCCTATGAGTTGGTCCCAAATGCCTATCAGGGTTTCATATTGGGACTTCAAGGCATCATACTCCGAGTAGTCAGCACCAAACTTTTCTTTGAAGAAACCACCTATTCCTGATATGATTTTCATTCCGGCACTTATTGCGGCTAATATGCCCGATGCCTTTTCCAATCCCGATGCCGCTTCACCGATGCCTTTTATGGCACCCACTGCCTGCAATGATGAGGAAGCGATACCTCCGGCTAAAGAGATGATTTCACCGAATGTTCCCCCGACAGTATCTCCTATCTCCTCGAATACATCATTCACATCGGTAAGGACTTTATACAACTTGTCCCAATCCTTAATGGACTTTCCGGGAGATACCTCTTTTTCAATCTCTTTCTTTTCCAAGGCATTTCTTAGCGTGGACACTTTCGCCCTCTTGACTGCCAAATCAGGATTGTTCGGGTCACTGATTTCCATATTCATCATCTCCTGATATGCCTGATTAAGCAATTCACGGAGTTTTTCAATAGATAAATCAATCACGCTGTCAGCCCAAGAGTTAAAGCTTTCCTCACGTGATGCGAACTCTTTGTTTATGGCCTTTAACGCTTCTTCCTTTTGGTGTTCAATCTCTTTCAATTGGTCATCGGAAGCTCCAGCTTCCTCATACTTTTGCCTTGCCTTGGCAAACTTCTCCACCGTGGAGTTGTACTTCGTGACGTAATCCTGATATTCGGAAAGGATATCCTGATAGAACTTGGCTATTTCCATTTTCTGCCTTTCCCTCGCTTCCTTTCCCATAATGTCGAACGCGGATGTATCAACGCTTACGGTGGAAGAATCAAATGCCTTTGGCTTATAGTTCTTGTCATTGGACGCTTTCAACTTCTCCTTGGCATCAAAAGCTTCCTTTTCCATTTGTATGAAGGCATTGACGTAATCCTGACGTTGGCGGCCAATCTCCTGCAACTCTTTTTTATGGTTGAGTTCCATTTGGGCTTTCTCTTTCTCAAAGCCTTCATCCATGGCATCTATCCGGGATTGGGCCACTTTATTCTCCAAATCTTCCTGTTGGCGGATGCGGTCTGTGGCATTCTTCTTTTCGAGTTCGGATAATTTATCAAACTTTTCTACATATTTGTTGCTTTCGTTCTTTATTTCTCCGTATGTATTATATTGAGACAATTCTTTTTCAGCCTCTTTCAGAGATTTAAGTGCTTCTTCAGCCTCCTTACTTCCTTTTTGGGTTGCCTCGAAAGCTGATTTTCTTATACTCACCTGTTCTTCCCAATATGAACGGCCTTGTTTATTGTCACCTTCTACCTTTGTTATTTTTTCCTGATTTTCTTGTATTTTTTTACTATATGAAGTCATTTGTTCTTCAATAATTTCCATTTTCTTTCGATGTTGTTCTGCCCTTTTTTCTCGTTCTTCATATCGTTCTTTAATTTCTAATGCTTCTTTATATCGTTTAGCAGCATCATAATCCGCAACCCAACCAGTTTTTGAACGTTCAAGATCTCTTTTATCTTCTTTTGCCTGTTCACTTTCAAGATAAGCCTTTGCGTTATTATAAAAAATGCGATTACGATTCATATAGTTCGTATCAGCATTTAATCCTTTTTCTTCACTAACAGATTTTTCGGCCAATTCTTCCATTCTTTTCTGGTATGCTCTCGCATACGACACGGCCATCAGGTCTTTTGTAAGTTGTTGATATGCCGAAGATGCCTTTCCGGCTAAAATAGCCTCTTGTGATAGATTCCCAAAATATGATGGATATTGTTGTTGTAATCTTTTTGTAATTGATATCCTGCTCTCCATAGAGGCATTTACATTCTGTGTCATTTCATAAAGTACTCGCAAATTTGTTTTCTGTTTTGCGACAGAATTCATTGCCTCTGACATGGCTTTATTCAATTCTTTCTGCTCGTCAGCAAGAATTGATATTTCTTTTCTTGCATTGAATAATTCTTTCACCCATTCCACAATATCCTTACCATACATTGAAAGCACAGTTATCCCAACCATCATGGCTGTTTGCCAACTAAACAAGGAAGAAACAAGCTGCTTCCACACCGGTACTCCTTTCTGTCCGGACTTCTTTAATTCCTCGTTGGCGATTTTGGCACGTTTTATCTCATCGGTCAGGATGGGAAGGTTGTTCGATATGGCAAGAAAGAACATGTTAAGTCCCATTGTTGCTGCAGGAAGTTCACGTACGATTTGCTGAACAGACATGTTCAAACCGTTCCAACCGCTGGCATAATTACCAACGTTGCGCTGATGGTTGCCTATTGTAGCATCAAGTTCCTTAATCTTTGCGTCCGCCTGGTTAATGGATGCACGTAACTCTTTGCCGAAAGGTGAATTTCGTTCCTCCTCTGTCAGTTCACGATAAGCAATCCTCATACGTGACAATGATTGTGAAAGCCCGTTCATTGAAGTAGCCGCTACATTATCCATTTTCACATTGTTCATCAACGTTTGACGAACCTCCGATAAGGCTGCCTTATGCGTTAACAAAGAATTATTGAGTTGTTCCAACCGTTTTTGTTGGCTTGATGAAAGTGTTAAGCTGCCTGACTGGTATTTTGTCAGTTGCTTTATTTCTCCATTTATCAAACGTATTGCATTTTGTTCTTCGATTAAGCGTTTGATGTTTTGCATACGCGTTCCCATAACTGCGTCAATTTCTGCCGCCAGTTCATCATACGCCTTAGCCTGTGCCTGCACGCTTGCCGTTTCCGCATTGTTGGTCGCAGCGTTGCCATTACCGCTGCCCGGCTGCGGATTCACGCCCGCCGCCTTTGAAAGCTGCTCCTGCGCCTTGATAATCTTTTCCGAAGCCTCGTTTATCCTCTTGGTGGAAACCATTATTTTCCCCTCTGCTTCCGACACCTTTCTTACCAAAGCATCATATTGCCCCATAAGGGATTTCAACTGCGCTTCCATCCCCTTGGCAATATCAATGTCAACTTTCACATTGATTTGCTTCAATGCTTTCTTTACATTCTCTATCTCTGTCTTTAGTTTTCTGAGCTTCTGAATGTCACTGTCTACGTTTGCGAATATACCAGCCATTATTTGAATATTTTCTTGTTTATCTGCCGTTTGGCATATAATATTGAATTGCTTAACACGTTATACCCTTTGGATTCGACAAAAGATGCGTAGGGCATACCGTCAGCCAAATAAAGACCGTCCTGTGGCTTTTCTGAATAGATAAGCAGGTTTTCCGTGTTCTTCTTCGCTTCCGGATGTCCGCCATCGTCGCCAACTTCCATGTGGATTATCTGACCGGAACGAACAACGCAAAATCCGGGGGCATTACGCAAATTATAGGTATGGTTCTTGTATTCTCCGTTCTTTTGTGCATATATCACGGCATCTCTGCCTATTTCAATCAGTTTATTGAAATAAACGTCCTCCACTTGCCGTTCCAGTTCGGCCAAACCCGATATGTCTCCTTTGAATTGCATTACTCGTCAAATTTTCTATTCTTGAACATATCCTCATCCGATACTTCACGTAATACTTCGCCGAAAGCCACATGGAGCTTGTCTTTTTGCATGATTACCAAGTTACGGTAGGGTATCTTATTCACCACTTCATCGTAAGACAAATGCAGATTTTCCATGAACGATGCGATTTGTCCCAGTAAGCAATCATTTCCTACTGTTTCGGTTTTGCTGTCAGATTTGCTACGTTCTTGGCTAAAGCCAACAGCTTGGAAAAATTTTCAGTAGAAATCAATGAATAGGCTTCTTCCAAAGCGTCACTCAGTTCTTTATCTGTACCGTTCAATAGTTCTTCAAACAGACCCTCGTCTCCTTGTATCAACCACGACAAGGCGTGTGAAAAGGCTTCTATATTGTCTTTCGATAAAAGCGCATCTTTAATGGTTTCTCCCTCAATTCCGGAAAGCCAATAACCAGCTCCGGCAAGTTTTTTCATTGTTGGCGGCATAATTATATACGCTTTCCCTGCTACTACCACTGTTTTAAAGTCCATATCAAGGATGGCACTTGTTACTATTTTTGCTGCGTTCTGTTTCATATTAAAGACCTAAAAAGGGTAAGGCAAAACATTATCACCTTACCCTTACAATTAGACATTATCCTGAAACTGCTACAAGAACAATCTGTTTATCCACAGTCTTGCCTGCATCTGAAGATTTGGTTTCTATCGTTCCAGATTGGGTGGTGTAACCAACCTTTGACACTTCATAGCGAACGGAAGCCCCAGCGTTCACCCGCTTTGACTTTACCGTTTCACCATCCAGTTTCACTGTCGCGTCGGAAGGTGTAGGGGTTACGGTAACAGTAGTTCATGCGGCATTAACCTTTTCCCCGTCAAACAAGTAATCTGATTTAACTCCTTCTGCCGGATTCGACATGGCAACAGCAGTAACGCCTAATCCGATATTCTTTTCAGCCGGTGTTCCCTTGGCAATAACGGCAGCATTGGTAAAGACAATATAATTGCCTGTTTTGGTTTGCGCCACAATACCCAAGTTAACAATGCCCGGAGTATCGGAGGCTCCCCAACCGGCGTCTGTGTCAACCTTTTCTCCGCCTTGCAAGGCAACTTTATCTTCAAAAGTCCATTCACCCATTGTAAAGGCGATGGTTTTTGCTCCATTTTGGGTAACATCACGATAATATATCTCGCCGTTCAGCTCGTTGATGTAATCCGTGTAAGTCGGATCATCCTCCGTGTACTGCCACGTATCTTGGTGGGAGTTCTTAACTTCGGTCATTTCACCTATAAGGGTCTTCAAACTCGTTTTGGTTACAGCTTCATTTATTACGTCGCCGTACCATATTTTTTTTATTCCTATAAACGGTTTCATCTTATTTTACATTTAAAATTTCAAACAATAATTTTAAATTCACATAGCTACATTTCAATGCTTCATCTCTTTCAGTACCTAATGATATTTTGGATATTTGATACCAATTGTTATCGTATTCATCAACAATTCCATAGGAAATCCACTGATTAGCCAATCTTTCCATTTCAGTGAGCTTTCTTTTATTTACGCATTCCAGATAATCCGGTACGCAAATATTCACATGTACGAAAGCTTTTTCCCAATAGGTATCTGGTTCAATCGGCGTAGAAGTTACGATAACAATAGCTTCCTCTTTCAGTTCGGATGTTATGGGGTTCCAACTATCATAAACAGCCTTTATCCCAAACTCCCGAACCTTTTCGTAGAGTATTTTGTATATGTCACCCGTGACTATCATATCCATATATCACAACGTCCTTTCAGTTCCTCAGAATAACATTCGGCATTTTTGATTACCTTGCCCCCTCCTACAATCTCTTTCGTGTCCTTATCCAAACACCTGACCTTCGTGTTCAATGCCAACTTCTTGCCCTCATACACTACATGGTAGGAATAAACCCACAATTTGCCATTCACCGACACTTCCTGCTGTTGGGAGTTGTCATGGCAAAAGCATTCAGTAAGTTCATCCCACGATTCACCGCCCGTGCCGGGTATCGGTCGCCCGTACTCGTCATTCTCCGGCGGTATCACCGTCCTTACCACTAATATGTGAGGAGCTTCGTCTAACATCTTACCACGCTCTAATTGTTGGTTTATTGGATAACAAGTCTTTCAGACCGTATTCCTTGCATTTCAAGGAGTAATAGTCTTTGATACCCTGAATATCCCACGATTGCGATTTGGTATGTCCGTTTTCCGATACGGATTTAGAACTACCACGAAGTAGGAGTGTAGGAATAAACGTTGTCATACTGACCGAAACAGCCCTGAATTGGTTGTCACTCAGATTTTCTGCATCATCATCCCCATTTACTCCTGATGGCTTTAGAATCGCAAGGAGATTGGCATCGCTCAAAGCAACGCCAAAGTCCCTGAAGGTCTGCCTTATGTAGTCAGATACTTTCATCACGCCAACATCGTATCCAAATCAAGAATTACAATCTTATTCGGAGCCGTATATTCCGGAATCCATTCACAACCGTATTCCATGAAGCGCCCTTCGTCCGTTCTTACATTGGAGATATACATACCTCCTTCCGAACGGGTGTAGTTTTTACCCGGAACAGGGTCTGTGATTTCATACGGAGTGTGCCAACGCATCTTTCCTTGCTTAGCCGTGGTGAACAATGAAATGCGGTTATCCTTGAATACCTGCTTCATTGTACCGTCAGCAAGTTCTACCAAATCCTCATTGATAACAATAGGTGGCAAGCCTAATCCTTGGAAAATCGTAGTAGCCATTTCACTCGACATCAAGCCGGAAGAAAGCTGTACCTCTTTCTGCGCAAAGGATTGTTTGTAGAACTCCCCAAAATCTTTTGAGCCGACAATCGACTTGATAAAAGTCTTACGAGACATCTCCATTGATACGAACATACCGAACTTGGTACGAAGTTCGACTACCTGTTCCATAAGGTATTTCACGAAGTTGTTTTTGTCTCCTGTTGTCGGGGTGATGCGGTGTACAGGCAACTCCATATCAAGCATGGCGATACCCTGAGGATTGTCATCGACTTTCACCGTTGCTCTGCCATCGGAACGCAAATCGCCGTCTACAATATCCATTCGTTTGTGCGGAGCCAGCAATACTTGGCGATAATCATCCACGATATAGTTGATAATATCGTTCAAAGCCCTTTGCTGGTCTGCCGGACGGGCATTGTTAAACTTGGTTACAAGCTCCTGTAACATATCAAGCCTGTCATTATCCATTTGGTAACGGTCACCCAAATAGGCGACTTCACCATAACCTGAACCGAGAGATTTTCGCTCTCTTAACGGCTTGTTAGAATTGCGGTCGATAACAGAACCGGCTGTTACACCCGTAACCGTACCGAGATAAGTTTTAAACACGCGAGACTTCGTTTCCTCGAAATCAAGGTGCTTCTTCCAGAAAATAGTGTCAAGACGGAGAGCCTGTACACGGTCAATCACCGCTTTTACTATTTCAGGGTCATTCAATAATGTCTGAACTGTCAAATACATATACCCTCCTTCCTTTAATAAGTAAACATGAATCTGTCACCTAACGAAGCCTTATCCTTTTCCGAGATAGGAACAATTAGTTTAGTCGGTCTAATCTCGTAAGCCTGTCCGATAGCGGTGACGGTTGCACCTTCTTCTACTTTTGTCCATGCGTAGTTCAGTGCGGTTGCGGTAGCTTTGGGAGTTTTCCCTGCGGCTGCTGTAGCTTCAAACAAAGTGTCTCCTTTTTTAGCTGCCAAAGTTGGTGTAGCAGCTAAAGTCACCGTATCATACTCGGTATTAGAGGTTTTATCAATCGATTCAATTGTTCCCCCATTTGTACCATTACCTAAGTGCATACCTTTATAGGCAAAGGAATTTTTCCTTATCTTCAAGGAGGTTGTCCCTGCGGAAATATCCTCTACCACATCTACATTGATGACTGCTGTTGCCTGTCTTTTTACAAAGTCAAGCACTAACGGCGTCATGGGTGGAATCTTATCCACCCCGGCTAAATTATCCAAAACCAGATTGAAACCACCCGAATAGCGATATACCGTCTCGTAACGGCACATCTCCGGCATATTGGCTTCAATAGGTTTTAAATCATACTTAAATCCTGCTGGCATAATCTTCTTACCTTTAGTTTTTAATTCTGTTTGTTAATCTCTTCCGTTCCCTTGTTAATCATAGTAGCAATGTCATGATTCTCTTTTTCGGCACGCTGCTCTGCTGTTTGGGGAACTTGTACACCTTGAAATCCCGCATTGACAAACGTTTGCTTTGCGTCCTTCATAAATGTATCCAAGTCCGCATCGTTCGGAATGTTCAACATGGGTACAAGTGTTTCGGGAATACCATACTCCTTTGCCTTAGCAGATACTTGCGCATTACGTTGAGCCTGCACACGTTCCTGCTCGTAACCGGCAAGTTTTTCAGAAAGAGTTTTGTTTGAATCAATGATAGCTTGCGCCCAAGCCGGTACATCGTCTTTCTTTTCTTCTTTCGGTTTAGGTTGAGGATTGGGATTCTCGATTTTCTTTTTCAGTTCTTCCAATTGCTTTTGCAGACCCGATTTTTCGTTTCGTACAAAATCAACATCTCCCTGAAAACCCTTAAAAAGCCCTTCGACCCCGTCGATGGCGGTTTCTATCTGACTTTCTTCAGTTACGGTTTTAGATAAGTAGTCGGCCACCCCGTCAAACGCCTTTTCACTAAACCCAAAGGTTTTATACTTCGTTTTCAGTGCTACTAAGATTTTCTCTTTCATACCATATGAGTTTGATTAATAAATTCCTATGGTAAAATTACGAATGTGGAAAATAAAAAAGAAATTTAGGAAAGAATAATACGTGACAAACGCGTGATTGTCATGAATTAAACAAAAATAGCGATACCCAGAAAGATACCGCTATTCTCCGAACTAACATTTTGTCGATACTACACTGCTGAACGATTCTCATTTTGAGGCTTATCCTGTGACATTTTGCTCTGCTTTTCAATCTCCATGCGTTGCTTTTCCTCCTGTTCTTCCTTGATTTGCTGGAGTTCTTCTTCCAATCTATCTGCATTCCCGGCGAACAGTACGCCATGCTTCTGCGACCACACATTACCACTAACAGCTTTAACCGCTGTGCTTACTCGGTCATCGATGTTATCAAGGCGGTAAGGCTCTATCTCTACATCAATATCAATAGTTTCGGATGCTTTTTCGAGGCTGGAATTGATGGAGCCAAGCGCGGAGACAAGGAAATTCACGCGCCGTTGCATGAACTCGCCGATTACCTCCGCCAAATTTTCCACGTTTAGATGAGTGGAAAGGAAAACGTAATCGAATGCCACGCCGGAGAGGGCATTTCCGCTTCCCTTCAGGTTCTCGAAGGAGATACGCGGCGTGTTGGTCATCGAGTATATCTTCTCAATGAGCGAATCCAACTCCAATTTCACCGTGTCGCTCGCCTGGTTCCACGTCAGGTATTGCGCATTCGCTCCATCTTGTAATTCCACTACACGATTTTTGAACTCTCCAGAAAGGCTTTGTACATCACCGAACAGCATTAAAATAGGGAAAAAGTGATAGTCTATACAATCAGCATAGCCTGACATCAGCTTTTCAAGACGTACCCGGAGCGTCTTTATCTTCTCGCAATAGGCTTCCGGACGGTAGCAATACAAAACAGGAAGCTTCTTGAAACCATGCTTGAATGAAGGAATAGGCTTCCAACCATCGGTCAGTTCCCATTGGTAGACGGAATCTACCGTAATGGTCATAAAACAAGTAATCTCCATATCGTCCAAATCCTTCTTCTTATACTCACGGGAGAAAGCCACCAAATTGTTGCTATCGTCAAAGAATGGATAGAGCTTGTCACCCCTGAACGGAGACCATATCACGCTTTTCAGGCGGTATTCGGGAGCGGATGCACCGAAAAGGTTGCCAATCCTGCGTTTCAATTTCGCCCAAAAGCCATCATCTTTCACCACGTACCAATATTCGGCACACTCCTGCTCTGAAAGCCACGAACGCACAATACGTTTGTTCTGGTACTTAATTTTGTTCTTCTCTAATACCTTTTTCAGAGCAGAGAACAAGCCCTGTTCGCTTTCCTCCGGTTCACAGTTCATCTTCGGTTCTGTTCCAACAGTAAAAGCTGTCTGAATGTTCACAATGTCCTGCTCAATGGGCAGAGCGATACGGTTCGGCTCCACATCCTTTGTCTTTTTCGGGATGGTGGTTGTCTTGCCTGTTTTTTCATCATAGACTTCTTTCTCCTTCTCGACCGTGATTTTAATCTTCGGATACTTCTCCTTGTCTGTGATTATCTCGTGCCGGTTGGGATTCCAGTCATTATAGAGTTTTACCGCATCGGGAAGTTCCGTCTTTCGGCCTTTCTTCAAATAGGCTATCTTTTGGTCTATATCTTCGATTCTTAAAACTTCATTTATCGTTCTCATGCCTACATCACTAATTTAGGTTGATATTTTTTTATTCTTTTTGTTGACAAATCATAGTAGTCTTTGTCGAGTTCAAAGCCTATGTAATTACGGTTAGTGTTCAAGCAGGCTATTGCGGTCGTTCCGCTCCCCATGCAGTTGTCAAGTATCGTGTCGCTTTCATTGCTATATGTCCGAACCAGGTACTCCATAAGTGCTATTGGTTTCTGCGTCGGATGTGATACTTTTTCTTTTGAGTTGCTTACTACTGCTGGCATGTTCAATACATTGCCTGGATATTTGAAATCAGCATCAAATGAATTCCAATCTCTTGGCTCGTATCGGGTAACAAAGGAAACTTCTTGCGTATCTCCTCTGTTTGTCCTCCATTGCCTGCTGTTTCCTTTCTGCGCTTGTCTGACTCTATCGGAAATGCGTTTCTGCATTTGCGGATTATAAGTACATCTTCCGTTCGCAAAAACAACAATATCTTCGCTATATTTTAAGTGCATATATTTTGCGTTGCCGATATTGCTTGGCTTATGTTTTTGCCATGTAAGTTTTTCTCTGAACCTCGACAAGTTACTACAAATGAGCAAAGAGGTAAATGGCTCTCCGGCAAATAGGACTATTGCTCCGTTTTCTTTTATAATCCTGTTGTATTGCTCCCACAGTCTATCAAACGGGATAATGTTATCCCATTTGCATCGGGTGATTCCATATGGAGGATCACAAATAATACAATCTACACTGCCATCAGGAATACGTTTCATTCCCTCCAGGCAATCCTCGTTGTATATTCTATTTAGCTCTATCATGTCTCAATATTTTTAGTGTGCGAATATTCCTGAATTGTCTCGTGGCTGCTTAATTCGTCCCATAAGTTCACCCATTACCCAATACCTTGCCGCATCAAGCAAGTGGTCAGCCTGTCCGTCGGCAGGCTTGTTGATGAACTTCTTTATTTTATCGTCGAACATCCATGTGTAGTTCTTTATTTCTTTTATCAGATTCACGCTGTCTTCCGTTATCATAATCCTGTAGCCGTGCATCACGGAAATGGAGGCTTCCACGCTGCCTTGCCCCTTGACGACAGGGTAAATCTTTATCCCGGCATTGTGAATCTCACTCACAAGACGTGGGTCGGCACTTTCCGACATGACCCGCATCGGCTGTTTCCGCTTGTAGAATTTGATGATGTCTGCCGCCTCCATGTGCGTACGGTAACACAGCTCACGCAGGTATAATGTATTCGTTTGCGCATCAAAAGCGCACTCCACAATTCCCGTCGGGTCTAACGTGAAACCTAAGTCCATGCCGTAGCCACGTTTTGAAAGTCCTTGCGGAATCTCTTTACAATAACTCCAATTCTCATAGATAAGTCCCTCAAGGCTCGCACGTTTCCCAAGTCCGTATATCTGCCATTTGCGCTTGTCCGCCGTGCCATGCTGAATGTTATACTCCGTAGGCTCATAGCTTAGAATCTGCTCCTTGGCATTGTCGGGAATCAAAGGGTTGTCAAGCATGGTAGAGTGCATATACCGTGTTTTCTCACGCTTGCATATTTTGTCGTAAATCCAATGCTCATCGTATGACGGGTTATAATCGAGGATGGCAAAGCCGGAACAACGTTGCATCAGTTGGGCGTAATCGTCGAAGCTGGATTCTACTGCCTCATTAATCCAGAAGGCATCCGATTTCATACCATGTATGCGTTGCTCATCGTCCAATCCCAAAAACCAAAATTCAGTAGTATAGAGTGTATATACGCCTGCACCCACCGACTTGTTATGGTTTCGCTTGTCATACAGTCCGTAGTCTTTCAGCACATCGAGGAAGTCTTTCAATACGGTAGCCGTTATCCATGTGGCTTTCAGACGAGAGACGATAACACGCCTTACCCGGTCTTGGTGTTCATAGGCGTACCTTACCCAGAACTGAATGATGGAATAGGTCTTGCTGGAACGAGAGCCGCCTTCCAACACGAACACATTGTACCTGCCCGAACGGTAAGCGGAATCAAGTTTCTGATATACCGGTGTCGTTGCTATCTTCTTTGTTGCCATTCTGAATATCCTTTATTTCCTGAATATCTTTCTCCGACAAAGGTGTGGGCGAGAAAACAATCTGTTGCCCAATGTCCTTGCCGTTGGTAGTTACGTCAATCTTGGTAACCGCAATGTCCTTGCTCCACAAATCCGCCTTTGTTTCTTCCAGTGAACGCGAATCTCCTTTAGCCGCCCCCTTTATATAGGTACGGCAAAGAATAACAACCCACATAGGAGTATTTTCATCCTTTGCAAGCTCCTCCAGTTCCTTTTTAGAAAGTTGCATCAGGTACATGCGCATTTCTTTGTACTCCTCGTAAGATAGCCCGTAGGCTTTCTTGGCGATGGTGTACAGTTTGGGCTTCCTGCCACGGTTGGGAGGCTGGTTGGTGCTGGTGAACTTGTTTCCGTATTTACCTATATCTTTGTTCATTCAACTTGTTTATAACTTGTTTTCTCGACAATAATCACTATCTTTGCAATGGCGTAGGTTCGGGAGCGGATGTGGGCAACCACCCGGGGAACGCATCTTGTTTGGGATGTACTGAAGTTCGCACAGCATAGCCAACCCACATGCTCTATGCAAAGGCAAGGACATTAAAATGCTCTTGCCTTTTTTATGTATTGTGCTTATGGCGGTGTATTTTCCCATCTTCTGTTACAATAATAATTTGTTTAAATCGCTTGTTATTCTTTGTTTCAAACTTCTTAATCCCATCCTCAATGCTTTTGCGTGTATGACCACTTCCTTTTTTCATATAAGCAACCAAGACATCAGCATTCTTTTCAGCGGCATGTCCTAATGCTTTTTTGAAGTTCTGGGCATTGTTCCCCTGTGGTGTACGCTGCTCAAATGAAGCCTTAAACAAATATCCATCTGGAGTTTTCATTTCTCCGCTTTCATTTTTCAGCGTCACTTTATACCCTTTGTCTGCAAGGATTCGGGCGGCTTCCAGTTCTTCGGGTTTGTGGCGTGCTGTGCTTTTCTCGATAGCTACGTAGCCACCACCTTTGCCCATCTCCACGCTGGAATACTTGCCGCTGGCACGCATGGTTTCAACTTCCGCCTGCCTTTTGCGGTAAGTGAAGCTACCTTGTCGATATGTACGCACGCCGCCAGAAGTCTTTGCCATTATCTTCTACCACACCACTTCGGATTCTATCACGCCCTCTTACTCCTCCACTTGTTTTAGCCATTTTTGCCTCCTTTCTTGATTTGTTTGACCCTGTTAGCCATAAACTGCTCCACATAAAGCACATTGTTCTGTGTACACAGTTCCTTTATCTTCTCACCGCCGCCGTAAACTATCATATTGGGGTTATCCCTGCCGGATATTTCACGGGCGATTTGTATTTCCATCTTCAAATATTCCTGCCTGTCGGCATAACCACGTGTGGCAAAAGCATTGTAACCGTCAGGAATACCCAAACGGTTATACTTGTAGAACTTTTGCGCCACGTTCAAGTCGGCATACACCTTTGCACCGCATTCCTGCCAGAAACGGGCAATCCAACGCTTCATGTATATGAGCTGCAAGCCGTAAGCTATCGGCGTAGTGTCGAACAAAGAAAGATTAGGTTCTACAAGTTCGGTGCATCCGCTATCCAATACCGATACGGGATTATTCCAAATGTTGGTGAAGCGGTAATCCTCCACATAGAAATGATAAGTGGATATGCCCTTCTTCGCCCTCGTGTCCGCTCCCCATCCGGCAAAAGGCAGCAACAAGCCGCTTGTAGGCTGGCGGTCAAGGAGCAAGTTCGGTATGTCAAACTCATTGTTACTGTCATATATGCGGTCGCCTAACATGGCAGCAAAGAAGTCCGGCTGTTCTTGCTTTTCTTCGGATGTTTCTTTTGGGGATTTAGCCTTGGCCTTTTCCTCTTTCGGTTCTTGCCACACGTCAAAGCCCCATTCATCCAACTCTATGCTATCCCATTCATTAGCCAAAGCGTCCCAGTCTGTTTCTCCGAAAGGATTGTTGTCCTGGATAAGCATCTGCCGGAGCTTTTCCACCGGTATGTTTTCAGGCAATATGCAACAAGGGACTTCTCGCCAGTTCAAATGCTTATAGGCCTGCAACCGCATATTGCCGCCAATCACAACGTAATTGTCTTGATACGGATAGACAAGAATATCCCTCGCCTCTGTCATTTCAGGAAGCGACTGGATAGAACGGCATAACTTCCGGA